CGTACCATGGGTTACGCTCGGCCCAGTCTTCCACCTTGGGGTCGACTTGGCGAGGCTGCTGGACAGCCGGCTGGACAGCCGGCTGGGCCGCTTGGGCAGCCTGCTGCGCTGCGAGCTGCTGCATGTAGGCCTGGCGCTGAACCGTCTGGGCCTGAATACTGGTCTGCTCGTTGGTCAGCATGGCCAAGCGCTGCATGGCCTCGGTCTCGGTATCCACGTCGCCCTCTTCACGGGCCCTGCGGATGATCTGCTTGAGCGCCACCGCCTGGGTTTCGATCCGGCCGGAGGCTTCCTCCACCCGCTGCTGATCGGTGTTCAGGTACTGGTGCTCCAACTGTTGGGCGCGAGCCTGCACGTTGCGGGCGTACTCCAAAGCCGCCTGCTCACGGCGCTGCGTCTCACGCAGACGTGCCGTCAGCTTGTCGATACGCTTTTTGACGTTCTCGCTGTAATCGTCCACTTCGCTGCGGTTGTCTGCAGCACTCGCTGCGCCGGCAACGACAGCTTGTGGAGGCTGGGGCTTGTCCAGGAGCTCTGCCTTTCCATCATCGCCGATGGCGACTGCGGCAGGTTGCTCGTCTTCTCCAATCCGGTACTCCAATTCTTGGTTGTCTGTGCTCATCATTCCATGCCTCTTTACATGTGCAGAACGTCTTCAGGGTGGTTGACCACGCCCAGTACCTCATCGTCGTTGATGAGACGAATCTCGCCACCATCGATGGGAATGCGGGCACCGGCGTAGCGGCCAAAGATGATCCAGTCACCTTCCTTGCACCACGCGCCGGTGGGGAACTTAGACTCGTCGGCGTAGGCCAGGTCTCCCATCTTCAGGACGTAGCCGCACACGGTGGTGAGCTGCGTCCTCCTCTGGGTCTCCTCGGCCAGGACGATGCCACCCTTGGTCTTCTCTGCGCCACGGTAGGGCAGGATGGCGATCCGCCAGCCAGTGGGCTTGGGGATCGTGTCGATCACAGCTTGATCGAGCTTGGCAGGATCAAACCCGCTCTCGGTGTAGGCGTCTTCGAGGGCCGGCTGCTTGTTGGCTGCCTCCTCCGCCCACTTGCGTTCAAGCGCAGTCATGTTGATCTGCGGTACTTCGGTTGCGGCTTCCATGGTTCTCCTTTCAGGTTACAGGTCCTCGTCTTCATCGCCCGTCGCCTTCTTTAAAAGCGCTTTCACGGACCCTTCGACCAGGTTCAAACCTTCAAGGCGGCCCATCATGAAGCGATACCGCTCCATGTCGGAAATACCGCCGGACAGGACTATCTCCTGCGCCTGCTGGCGATGCTTTCTGAGTTCTTTCAGAACTGCTTCTGCGAATTCAAGCATGGTCATTTCCATGAAAAGCAGTCGGTTTACCGCACCGACTGAAGGCGTTGGTAGTTGTCAGTATATCTTCACGGGACGATTTCCGTCCTTCTTTTTTACGATCATCGACGGGCCTTGCACGCCAGCAGCCTTTTTGATGACGTCGCCGCCCTTGGCCATCTTGCGAGCCTTGCCCGCTTTTTCGTAGGCAATGGCGGCGGCTTGTTTGGCCGCCGCAGCCTTGCTCTTGGGCTTGCTGGTACCGATCTTGCCGGTCTCTTTGTACGAACCGACCATCTCGCCAATGTTGGCGCTGATCGTCTTCTGGCTGGAACCCTTTTTAAGCGGCATTTCGTGCTCCTTGGTTGAGAGGCTGGACTTTCGCGGCCTGCAATGCCAAGCGCTGCTGATCAATCTGCGCACGCTGCTGCAGGCGCTGCTGATCAAGTGCCAGGCGCTGCTGATCAATCTGGTTGTCGGCCTGATCGGCCTGAGCGCGCTGCTGCAGTTCCTGCTGTTTGAGCGCCACGATGGGGTCCTCGCCACCGCCGCCAGACAACTGATCCTGCATGTCGCGCACGTCCTTCATGTACTGGGCAATGCGCAGCGCGACCATGCCCTCCTTCTGGATTTGCGAGACCATGCGGTCCGGATCGGTGCCGTAGGCCTTGAACAGGTCAGCTTCCACGTCCTCCTCAGCCTTGATGCGCATGTGATCCAGGATGTGTCGCTGCAGAGTCATGGCTGCAATTGGGTTGGCCTGCAGAATGGGCGACAGGCCCATCATCAGGTGCGTGACGATGTGCGCATCGTGCTGCTGGCCCGCAAATGCCTTGAGCTGCATGTTGTTGAGCACGTCAGCATTCTCGGTCGCCGGATCACGCGGCATCTGCGTGTTCTGCGGCAGCAAGATACCGTCGATGTCGCGCACATTGAGCGCGGCGTACACCCGGTAGTAGGCCTCGTACATGTTGTGCATGTTCGGGGCGCTCTGCGCAAGCTGCATCTGCATCTGCGCGAGCTGAATGCGCTGCGTCGTGCTGAAAATGTTGGGGTCCGCCACTGGCAAGACCGACACCATCTCGTTGAAGTCGCTGCGCTTGATCCTGCGGCTCGCACCAGGGACCTCGTAGGGGTACTCGTCTGGCAAGAAGGTGCCAAAGCCCTCGAACAGCAGCCGGAACTCCAGCGTCTGCGCGTAATGCATGCGCTTGTGGATGCTCGACATCACCATCGAGCCCCGCTCCAGCAGCGCCAGCGTCGTTCCGACCTGCGCATACTGGTTGCCGTCGCCAACTTGCATGTCCGCCGTGCTGGAAAGGCGTTTTCCAGCGTCCACAAGGAACCCGAGCAGCCCAAACAGCACCTGGCTCGGCTCTTTGTACGGCAAAGGCAGCAGCGAGGCCGAAATCTCAGCTCCGCCGACGTCAATGTCGCGCCATTCGCCCGGTTGGATCGGGTCGGAGTCGTCCGCGATCCGCGCGCCCTTGGCCTTGAAGCCTGCAGGCAGGTTTGCGAGCGTTCCAGCGTCAATCAGCTGCCGCAAAGCGCTCGTTGCGCCCTTGGACAGGCCGCCAATGAGGTGCACAAAGCCCAAACCGTAGGCTCCAGGGCCCTCCACGAGCACGTAGTGCACGAAATAGTTGCGACGGTTCTTCAACTCGTCGTTTTCGCGCCAATTCCGACGAATTCCGACCACCTGCAGGCTGTCTTCGGCCAGTGTGACCACGTACGGCAGCTTGATTCCGGTCGGCTCGCCGCTCGAATCCTTGTCCTCGAATCCTGGAATGTCCAAATTCACCAGCATTTCAAGCAAAAACACCTCGCCAATGTCGTCCACAGGCTGCACGCCGACCACTTTGTCGGTTGCGGCCTGAATCGGGCTCGGATCAGCAGGCGCTGCGCTCGTCTGGATGTTTAAATCACGGTACTCACCGGCCACAACCCGCTTGCGGAAGTCGTTTGCGTCCATCGCAATGCGGTGCGTGATTCGTGAGCACTGGCTCATGACGCTCGAACCGTTGTACGGGATGTAAACGTCGTCCGCCAAGCACAGTTTTGACACCATCCGGCCCAGTTGGTAGTCGTAGTAGACCTTCTTGAAGGTCGAACCACCGTAGCCGGTGTAGAAAAGCAGCTGATCAAACTCCGGCGTGTACTCCTCCATCACCGTGGTGATCTGGTAGTTCATGAAATCCTGCACGCGGGAGGACTGCTGGTACTTCTCCACCGTCTCTTTGCCCACGATTTGGGTGCGAACAGGCCCGCCAGCGGGCATCAGCTCCTTGAAAGCCTGCGCCTGGAACTGAACGATGGCCTCGGTGAGCATCGGATGGGCCACGCCAGACGCCCCACGGAAGGGCTTGGTGCGCTCATCCATCTTCAAGCCCAGCAGCTCCAGGCCCTTGGCGTACATGTTCTCCCAGTCCGAGCGCGAACCCTTGTCCGCCTCAAACGCGGCCGCCACTTCCAGCGCAATCCGGCCCAGATCATCGGGGTCAATAACCTCCACGAGGTTGTCGTAGAAGCCCACCTCAGAAGCCTTGTCCGCGCCGATCTCCACCGTCGCGCCGCCATCCTCTTCAATGAGGACTTCGATGTCCATTTCCGGCTCGGGAAGGCCCACGACGACGTCCAAGACGGGGGCTTGATTGAGGACTTTGTCGATTGGCATGTGCTTTCCTTATGCGACGCGCTTCACAGCGCCGCCGCGTTTGAATTCAAAGGGCTCACCGGTGAGCTTGTTGACCACGCGCTTATCAAACGGCTTCTTGGCAAACAGGTTCGTGGCCGTGAGCAGCGCCCGCAGCTCCTCGTCACTGGCCTCTGGCGAGATCAGCGCCCGCAGCTTTTCGTCACTGGTTTCTGGCGAGATCATCTTGGTCCAGTTCTCCGGCGCCCCTGGGTCGAGGATATTGCGCACCTCTACCAGTCGCACGTTCGGATCGGCAAAGGCTTCCTTCCAATCCTTGTCCTTGCGGTAGAAGTCGGACCACGGCTCCCCCTTGGCATCGATCTTGACGTCAGGCTTTGGAGCATACACAGGGATGACGTAGCCGCGCTCGCCCGCGTAGGTCTGCGCCACGCTCGGGCTTTCAGTGAGCCACACGCCACCCTTGGTGTTGAACTTGGTCACCGAGCGATCCCCCGGCTGTCGCGAGAGCGTGCGACCCTGAAAAGCCTGCGAGCGCCGCGAATCACGCAACGCGGCCTCCACTGCATCAGGCCGCTTCTGGTAGTTGTACAGGTACTCCAGCGTGTCGTAGTTAGAG